TACAACGATTAAAAGGAGGGGGTATACGCCCCTCCTCTTTTATTTAATCAAGTAGTCGTTCTAGCAGTCCAGTAATTGACCGCGAAGGTCACTTGGAATTCTTCAATCTGATCGTTCTGATCATATCCTAGTTGAATGTCACCAACTTGAGTTGGAAAAATACCTTCAACCGCATATTCCTTCAAAACTTGATTCTCGCGACCAAGTTGTCGGACTACTGCATTGGCATAATAATTAGATGGGTTCTCCCAGCCATTAGCAGAAGCATTACGCTCATGGCCAAGAATTCTATCGACCCATTGTTCAAAAGTATCTCGAACGCTGAAGTCAGTATCATTGATAATAGTGACGTTCCAATCATCAAAAGTTTTATCGCCTGCTACTTTCACCGATCGACCCATATAAGGCACATCAACTGCGCCCATATTGCTCGACGGGATCGAAGCAGCCTTACACGTGTAACTAGCCTTCGTGGTTGCAAATGGATTTGCAACCAATGCAGGGAATGTCAAAATAACTTCATAGCGATTAGGGCGAGCGCCGCCGCCCTGAAAGTTCGCAATGAACGAATTTATGCTTGGATTTGGCATGCTCGTCTCCTAATTAAACTGAACCAACAACTTCATTAAACTCAACACCGTTACGAACAGCGACAAAGTTGAGAGTGATGAAGTTGATACTACGCGCGGGCTTGACGAAGATATTGGCAACAAATTCGCCGCGATCAATAACATCGCTAGTATTGTTCGTCTCGTCACATACAACCATAAAGTCATAAATGCCGCGGCGACCTTTAACTTCGCGCAAGAAAGGCTCAACCATATTCTTGAATTGTGCGCGAGTGTACTGGTCGTTGAATTCAAACAGCTGATACTTAGCAGCCTTGGAAATTGACTTCTCGAGAACAATAAACAAACGACGCACGTTGATATAGCTGAATGCGCTAGCTTTTGCTTGCAACGTCTTATCGCCGTAAAGAACGGTGCCGTCGCCAGTGAATGTCACGACTGGGTTGATATTGCTCTTATACAACTCATCGCGCGATGACTTATTCGGATTGAACGCAAGGCTAACAACATTCTTAACTTTGCCGCGGTTGAATCCAGCAGGGCTCCACCAAGGATCATAGCTCTTGTCAGTTCCCGCGCAAAGTCCTGCGATATCCCCATTCAGAGGAACCCAGCGATACTTATCAGCGAAAACGTCGTACTGAAGCTTCCAGCCGCTATCCATGACAGCATAGCTAGTGCTTCTGGCAATGAGATTTCTCTTGGCAATGACATTGGCAGTGGAGTCCGATTGCGTGTGATTCAATACATCTTGCAAATCAGGGCTGAAGAACACAACGCAATCTTTTCTAACTTCAGCAATGTTATCAATAACATGCTGAATAACAGCTGTGCTCGATGAAGGGCCGCCAGCCGCACCCAGGAAAAGAAGCGAAACATCAACTTCTTCGGCATTACGGAACATATCCCACCCAACAATAAGCTGACCACTGGTTGGCGCAACTCCATTCGCTCCACCAGCCAAACTCTTATTGTATTGACCGTTTAAGTTAGCAAATTTACGAGGCTTGCCGCTATCAGACAATGCTGGTTGAGCCCAATCGTCGAAATCAATATCAGAAACGACTGCAGTTGCTGTCGCACCAGTGCCATCGCCAGAAATTGTCACTGTCGGCGCCGTAGTATAACCAGACCCGCCATTGGTAATAGTAACTCCAGTGATAGCTCCGTTGGAAATAACAGCAGTACCAGTAGCGGTTGTGCCGCCAGCGGGCGCAGCGCTGAAAGTAACCGTCGCCGTAGTATAACCAGACCCGCCATTGGTGACATTAACGCTCGAAACGTAATTATTCACAGCCAAATCAGAATCAGCAGGAGCGCCTAGATAATAGACATACTTGCTCTGATTGTTAAGGACATTGCCATAGAAAGCAGGGGCACCGTCCAATTGCTTGGCGTCACTTGCTTTGCTCAGGAATGCGTATTTCTCGAGAATGGAGCCAGGGACGCCTGTAAACAACCCATCTTCGTCAACAACAACGACATGAACTTCGTCGTTCGACGCTCCGACAGCATCTGCGAATTCACTGGTAGCAGGCGCAAAATCAAACTGATCTTTATATTCCCAAGTGTTAAAAGTCGCAGAATCGGCAATACTAACTTTGAGACTATTGCCAATCAATCCAGGGCAACGAGCAGCAAATTGAGCCGATGCGCTCGTACCAGAAATAATGTGAAAATGATCGTCGTTCTTAATCAGAAGCCCAAGACCATCGGCAGTTGCATTTTTTGCAGAAGCTTCGTCTACAACGCGGATTACATTCAGATTGCTTGTATAAGCCAGGAAGTTGCTTGCCGTATACCAATCAATATAATTCGCTTCAGTAGGCTTACCAAAAATACTAGCAAGCTCATTAGCATTATCAATGACTGTATACTTAAGAACTGGACCCCAGACGAATTGACCCACAAATGCACCGCCGCTCATACCGACATTGGGCGCGAAGTTGGTCAGGTCAATCTCTCTTGAGGCTACCCCTGGGCTAAGTTGAGTTATAGATGACATATAAATCTCCTAGGGTTTGTTTCTCTTACACCAAAAAGTGTCAAAAATATTTATGAAAAAAAGCATTCAAATTAACTTTTCCAGAGCGTGGGATCCTCGGTTATATCATAGTCGCAGCTGATTCCATCGTCATAGAATCCGAAAATAAGATGATTATTTTCCTCCATTTTCATATAATTACTCTTTATAAGGGCGCGAACATTGACATCGGTTAATTCTTCAAAATATGGTTGAGTTGTGAACCAGCAAAACATAACCAAAGTCATAACTATATCATCAGTCTTACCATCCTCGGCTTGATATGTGAAATGGCGCTTAACAAAGGTGCTAAGCTCCTGCACAGTCATAAAATCGACAACTTGCAATGTGTCGCTCTCAATCATGGTTTTCAACGCACTGCAACCAATCAGCTTCGTTTTTTTAGTTTGTCTCAGCCCAACAACTTCGCCGCTAACGCTCACCACATTTTCGCCATCTTTTGCCTTAGACGTGAGCATATTCTCATATTCAAGATCAAAGTAAAGACCATCGGCGACAATTTTGCCTATGCTATTTGACTCAACGATGCAATAAGCCTCGTTATACATCGTCAAAATTTTGTATGCGACGTCAACGAGCAGCAAAGGCGGTATGATATTATTTCGGTAAACTGCGACTTGCTTATAAGGTTGAACGGAAATGTCAAAAACGTTAATCACGCTATAGTCTTTTCCAATCCCTTCAGACACATCAATTGTCGCCACATAGCTCTTCCCCTCTACAGGATCTTCATAGACATTGAATAAGGTATCAGTTTTAATTGGATCAACGAATGTCAATTGCTGAAGTTTGCTGCCGCTTATAAGAGTATCCGAGCTGCCGAAGAACTCCAATTCGTATTCTTGGTCAAATTGTTTTTGAGAAATGTTTCTAAGCGTTTCCTCTTTCCATTTCTCGTCTCTTTGCGGATGATGATGCCAAGAATACTTCTTAGGCACGAAGCTATTTCGACCGATCTCAGCGTCGGTCCATAGCTTGTAAAACAGGTTCATGCCATTCGGCGTTGATGTGATGAGAACCTTAGTCGTTTTACCTGACGAGATAACAGGATAAGTGGACGTGAAAAATTCAACGTCGTTTTGGATAAACGCAAGCTCGTCAAGATAGATGATATTCATCGACTGGCCGCGAATGGAACTAGAGCTCGTCGCAGCAGAAATTACTTTCGATCCGTTACTCAACTCAACTGATTTCTTATTCCATTCTTGAACTCCTGGCTTCAGAAACCATGGAAGTTCTTCAAACATCTTCTTAATTCTGTCGAGAATTTCAATAGCAGTGTCGCCCTTGTTAGCCAACACTGCCATTCGCATATTTTTCTTGAAAATGGCTTCGTACAGCAAGTAAGCGGCAACCGTTGTCGTCTTACCCATCTGACGGGCAAGCAAGCAAATCACATAACGATTGTCACGAAATGTGTTGACCATCTCCTCCTGAAAATCATACAATTCAAACGGAACAAGCCCGTGATCGAGAGAAACGATCTTGACATAATTCTTGATGAAATATACAATATCACGCTTACATCGAATGTACTCTTCGACTTGTTCTTGTGTGAACGGAATACTAACACCAGACTTTTTTAGTTTGATGTTACCGTTGTAGCATAAATCAGTTTTGTCGATCTGAACGTCGGCAACAGCAGCCATAGAAGAATTCGAAAGTGTTTAACGATTTAACATTTTTGTCAAAATCTTAAAAAGTTGACAGAAAGCGATAAGTGAGTGATTCAGATGTTGCTGCGGTTCAGCTCATGCAGGCATCGATGATATCATCAACATTTGATGGCAAATGTTCAAAAGTACATAGCTTATAGGTTTGAGCTGCATCATTTAGAGTCGACGTGATAATAACCTTAGTCGTTTCACTCGAGGCAATAACGGGATATGTAGATGCAAAAAATTCTAAGTCGTTTTGAATGAATGTGAGCTCATCGATGTAGATGATATCCAATATTTTGCCGCGAATGGAACTGGAATTTGTCACATCAGAAATGATCCTCACTCCATTGCTCAGCACAACCGATGTCTCAGTCCATTCTTGAACCCCTGGCTTCAAAAATTGCGGAAGTTCTTCAATCATACTCTTAATGAGGTCAAGAATTCCATTAGCAATATTGCTACTATTAGCCAGAACTGCAATTCGAATATTTTTCTTGAAAATAGCTTCGTGAAGCAAATAAGCAGCCGCAGTTGTAGTTTTGCCTTGCTGTCTAGCTAACATTCCGACAACGCAACGACCGTTATCAAATGCTTCAACTATTTCCTTCTGAAAATCGCGCATTTCAAACGGGACAAGATCTCGATCGAGTGAACCGATCTTGGCGTATTTCTCGATGAAATATACAATGTCGCATTCACATCGAATATATTCCGCATTGCGCTCTTGCGTGAGCGAGAAATCAACATCATTCTTTTTCAGATTGATGAATCCAGTTTCTTCATTCTGAGCATCGTTAACATCAGTCATGGTAAAATATAAAAAGTTGAACACATTCATATTTATGAAGAACCTTAAAAAAGGTTGACAACGTGAAGCAGAATAAATATAATGTGTAGGAACAAACCAGTCGCGCGTGTGCGTGCGCGCGTACGATCATAATGTCTAAGTGATACTCCCTCAAGTCACAAGCCTATTAGGGAGCCCGCAAGTAAGCCAAAGGCAGCAGCCAAGCGATCAACGACCACGGTTATCAGTTGTTGACAGAAAGCGGTAGGTGAGTAGTGTAGTACTGGTTCTTGCTACTTATCTTGACCCTCACGGTGACAAAGGTGCCGACAACATTTGTTGGTAAATGTTCAAGACTGATCCGCAAAAGTCAAGAGCATTGAGACGGCAAGATTCATCAGTAGACGTGCGCTCAAAACGAATGTCGAGCATGAATCACAGGCGATGAATGCGTGGGTGCGTATTCGAGGTAACGGGATGCCAGAGAGAAATGTAACTCTCCCCGTAGATAACTATGTATTAAATTTAATCTAGTAGATCTTGAATAGATTAAAAATTACTACGTGAAACGAATCGACGAGTGAAGCGAGTCGATTCGTTGAACGCATTGTCGAGTGAAGCGAGACAATGCCGTGCTAGTAGTTTTAGATCCTAATAAGTTCTATTAGCACTAGATCATTTAATAGATCCATTGGTGATAATTAGCGTGCTTCGCACGCGGTGGTTCGTTACACTCACCACCAGATTCAGGTTTTCTAGATGAAGATTTAATCTAGAAAAAGATCATTCGAAACATGAAATAACTAGAACTATAAAACGTTTGACGCAAGCGTCTAGGCTCTTATTAGATCTAAAAACTTCCATCATCAATTACGTTGCTAACTTGAAGTAATTTTGCGAATAAATCATCAGTTGTACCAACGAATATCGCGTTATTATTTACGACACCTGATTGTTCTTGAGGACTATTGATTTTATTATTACCAGAACCTTGTTTCAAATTACGTTCAGATATTTCAAGCAGATCTTTATTTATATCGGCAATCGTTTTAATAAAAACAGATGTGCTTTCGTAAATCCTTGGACTTTCTGCTTCACGTGCTAATGATATTGCATTAGGTAGCAGTGACATCGCATGTTCTAGCACTTTTCTTAAGTTGCTTCTCGCAAAGTCGTAATCTTCACCTAGATTGTTTTTAATTTCTTGATATTTATCTGGCAAGTCTATAACTTCATTCTTTACATACGGCGCTACATTTGTTGAAGCTTCAACATCATTTTCTACACCAGTAGCAGTTCCTAGCGCTTGTGAAATCTTATCCATCATTCGACCGTTCTATCCACAATTTCGTGCGGATCATTTTCGCTTGCAGTTCTAGGCACAACTTCACTTATCAAAGTCTCAAATTTATTGTTGATGTCAAGCTGCGTGAGATTTGTTATCGTTTCCTTGATGACATTTTGTTGCTTCACATCGCCGTATAGCCATCCTTTAAGCGTGAATCCTAATGTCCACATAATAGTTCTTTTCGTGTCATAAGAACCTTCATATTGGATATCGAAGCTGACACTATTCAAAACGATAGGCACGTCAGTTTGGAGTCTAAAATCGTCTTTATCCTTTATCGTCACATTCAATTCAGGTGTGAAAAATGGCGCTATTTGCTCGACAATCTTCAAACTATCTTCAAATTTCTTTGTGGCGATATACAAGCTGAATTGAAAATCATACGGAATTCTGCTAAACATGAACTTCTTTTCATCTGTCAGCGGATCTGTCATTCTACTGAGAGGGTTGACAAATCTATTTGGCGCAAAATTAAGCCCGCTGATTTCAAATGCCATTCTTGGCAGCTGAATTTCAATATCAAGATTATCGAAATCTGGTTTCTCAGTGAAATATGAAACAAATTTTTCTTTTGGTGCATAATGTATAGGGACTTTTATTTCAATTCCCTCATCGTTGATGAATCTGATGTCATCAAAGACAGTTCCAAAGGTAACAATCAAATTCTTGATTGTATTGTAATAAAATACTGGACGTGGCATTATAGGTCACCAAAAGGATTTTTTTCTGTGAAATCAATCAATGTGCTCTTTTTAGTCTCCAGGGCATTGTTTATTGCCACTGAAAGATCAGCTGCATTGTCATTCTTATTCAACATATCAATTGCAGGATTTCCTGTATTAAACTTCTCATAAGAGTAAGTGAACAATTGACATTTCAATTGAAATACAAAGTACTTTCCTAGCTGCCAAAAAGGCGATTCATGCTCAACGTACTTTATTTCAAAAAAGCCATTCGTGAATGAACCATATCCTGATTTCTCAGTGTCGCCTACATAAATCAAATCTCCCTCGCGCGGTCTAATCCTATTCGGGATTTGTAGATCATTGAATCTCTTTCTGCTAATCATGAATGTGGCAGTGTCAGTCATCTGCAACCCGAATTTTGACATCAGGTCGCCTTCGCCGCCGTAACCAGTCACTTCTTGCAAATAGACTTCAATTTTGAAAGCAGAATTGAATGACGATTTATTCGGCTCGCCGAGTATAGGGTCAATTTCTAGATATTCGCGAGGAATATAAAAGACATCTATCCCTGCATTTTTGATGCTCTCAACCACCAGATTTTCATAGAAAGACTGCTCAGACGTATTTTTTAGGTGATTGAAATACGGGTTAGTCGCCATCATCCCACCATGAAGTCAATCGGAAGCTGCCAAATATTTTGCAGATCATCCTCGAGTTTTTGAATCTCGGCGTTTGCATCATCGAATAGCTGTCTGCCATTCAATGTTATGCCTGACGGCAACTGAAATCCGTCGTATTTGAGCATATTCTGACCCCATTGACGCTTCATGAGCGCAGTCGCATATGCTTTCAACCACGTATCATTCCAGACCTCGTCAAAATCATCAGGGTCGAGAATCGCATACGCTTCAATTACGATATTGTCTCCGACCTTTAAGGTTGACCAGTCAGTGTCCAATAAAAGACGGTTTGAATATCTGTTCCAACGAATCATCTTCTCGCGATTGAAAAACTCATTCATCGTTTGAAGATATTGTTGGGTTATGACATAACCGCTGATGCCGTCACTCATTATTCTTCTTGCGTTCATAATCTCGGTCAAGAAGAATTGGTACTCGAGGTTTACGCTGCTAAGACCATTTGTATCGAGCGGCAGAACCTTGATAATTGTTATGATATTTTCAGGGATGGTGATATACCTATTTGCTATGTCCTGAGCAGTCAAAGTAACTGTCAGGAAATTCTTTTGAGCTCCATCCCCATGGAATTCCCAGAATTTTTGCAGAGCATCATCAATGCAATCGTCTACTTGCTCGTCGGCGACATTGATTTCAATGACTGGCGCGCCGAGTTTTCTTAAGCAGTATTCTGCGAACTGTTGTCTTGAGTATATTATTGCCATACCTAGATCCTTTTATTATTGTTTTTATTTATGGCAATAACAGGTTTACATTCTCTCTGGTTTTATCAAATCTCTGATGATGCTATTGAAGTTCTTG